TCATCCGCTAACGGTTCAGGCGTAGATCTTCAAGGTTATGAAGGAAGCGCTGCATTCGTTCTTTCTTCTGAAGCAATGGGTTCAAGTGTAACTCTTGCTGTTCATCTTGAGGAAAGCGCTAACAACTCTGATTGGTCAGATGTAAGCCAAAACGGTAAAGGCGCATTCACAACAACAGCAGCTAATACAGCAGCGTTTGAACAGATCGCGTTAAACGTTTCTGATCTTAAGCGCTATTGCAGGGTCGCCAGTGTTGTGGCTGGAGGAACAGGAACAGGAGCCGTAAACGTCACTGCTTACGCTTCTAAGAAGTACACAACTTAGTAACTAGTTAAGTGTCTTTTGCTGATGACTTAACAACAATGCTTGATAGCCCCTTTGGTGTGACTATTTCCGCTGGAGGGGTTTCAGCTAAAGGTATCCTCAACCAACCAACTTCTTTGGCGGTAGGGGATTCTATTATCTATACCGATTTCGTTCTTCATTGTGAAGCTAGTAAATTCGGTTCTGTTGCAACTGGGTCAACGATGACAGTTGACGGAACAGCGTATGAAGTAAGAGAAGTACAAAAAACTGATGACGGGTTAGAAGCTCAAATTTCACTTAGCAAGACATGACAACTAAGAGAGAAACAATTCTTGCAAGGTTACTTACTCAACTTTCAGGAACGACTGATTGCGGTTCTCGTATCTATCGCTCAAGGGTAACGGCACTTAATAACAGGTCTGGAAATTCATTAATTATTGAACCTGTTTCAGATAGTTGTGATGTCAATGTTTCCACCCCTTTTTGTGATTGGACTCTTCAAGTGCGTGTAAGCGTTTTAGCTATTGGTAATTCAAGTACAACAGCAGATACAGCGGCTGATAGTTCAGTTCAAAGCATGTACGCAAAAATGATGGAAGATTTAACAGTCAATGGAAATGCTATTGATGTTCAATGTCAATCAACAGATTTTGAAATGATCGACGCGGATCAACCCACTGCTTTTGTTAGTACTACTTTTAACATTCGTTATCGAACAGATGTTGATCGAATTGATCAGTAAGTACGAATCAATAGTAAAAGGTATCTAATATGTAGGCATATGATCAGTTAATTTAAGCCGTGCCTCTCTTAACTAGGAAAAAGACAATCTTGCTCAAGCAAGAGACCTCTGTCGGATCGGATGCTTCACCAACGGGAGGCGCTAACGCTATTCAAGTTAGAGAGCTAGAGATCACGCCTTTAGAAAGTGATGTTGTAGAGCGTGAATTAATAAAAGCTCACTTAGGAAACTTTGAACAATTATTAGCCAATCAAAGGGCGTTGGTTTCATTTACAGTTGAGTTATCTGCAAGCGGTACGGCTGGAACAGCTCCGCAATATGGGCCAGCATTAGAAGCGTGTGCAATGGGCGTAACTAATGTAGGTTCAACTAGTGATACTTATGCTCCTATAAGTGATCCTAGTGCAATGAAATCATGCACAATATATGTAAACGTAGATGGTGTAAATCATGCGTTGACGGGTTGCAGAGGTACGTTCAGTATTAATTGCGAACTTAATGAAATACCTACCATATCCTTTGAAATGACTGGGAAGTACAATAATCCCGCTGACGTATCTACCCCAACTTGCGTTTATCAGAAGCAAGCGGATGTGCTGTTATTTAAAAATGGGAATACTGCTAGTTTTCAGTTTTACGGATATGCTGGAGCCTTGCAAAATTGGACGTTTGACATGGGGAATGAGGTTATATATAGAGAGCTTGTTGGGGGCACAAAAAGTATAGAAATTGTAGATAGAAAGCCAGCGGGAAGCATGACAATAGAAGCGGTTGCAATGGGTGGTTCAGGTCATAACTTCTTTGCTGATGCTGTTGGGACTTCTTTAGGCACTAACAAATGGATTCATGGAACTACCAGCGGTAACAAGATTGAGGTAAGTTGTCCGACTTCTGATATTGGCGCACCGTCTTATACTTCATCTGATAACGTCGAAATGCTAGAGCTTCCTTTTGTTGCTGTTCCTAGTAGTGGCAACGATGAGCTTTCGATTAAATTCTTCTAGATTTTAAAGTTAAAAGGGTCTACTCTTAAGACGTATTAAAAATTAATCTATGTTCGTCTTAAAAAAGTCGGCTTCGACTTATAAATGGCCTGTTTCTTTTATCATGCCTTCAGATGGTGGGATTAAAGAGAAGCAAACTTTTGATGCTGAATTTAAAAGACTTTCTCAAAAAAGAATTAATGAAATTCAAGAGTCAACCCAAAAGAGAATAAAGGCGGCTGAAAATGGTGACATCATCTCAGATGAGATAACCGATTTATCAGTTGCTGACGAAATATTAGTTGGTTGGGATAATATCCAAGATGAGCAAGGTAATGAAATACCTTTTACGAAAGCAACAAAAAAGCAGTTGCTTGATATTCCTATGCTTGGAGCTTCTTTGATTGAATGTTATTTTCAATCACTCTTAGAAGAGAAAGGAAAAAACTAGAAAGCGTGGCTGCATATTGGGCGGGGGAAAGAGTGATAGATGAATCATATGAGGATGCAGTCGCGCTAGGTATTCAAGGGATGCCCGAACCCAAAGAAGACATATGTGAAGTAATACCGTCTGTTTGGCCTGTTCTCGAATTGTTTTTAAAAATTTGTACTCAATGGCGCACTGATTCAGGTGTTGTTGTTGGTCTTGATTATGCTGCTGTTAGATGGGTGTTTGAATTATGTAAGGTTGAAAAACCAATTGAAATGTTGGCCGATATACAAATTATTGAAGCTAAAGTAATAGAGATACTATCTAAGCGTAGCGAAAAATAAAGATGTCAAATAGAAGCACTTTTATTTTAGATGCGAAGACCCAAGGGACTGGAGAAATCACCAGATTACAGAAAGCTTTAAAGGGTGTAAATGATCAGACGGCAAAAGCAGCTACAGCCTTTACAAAATTAAAAACGGCAGGTAATAGTTTAATTGGTGTTCTTGGCTCATTAGGAGCGACGGCGGCGGTCAGTGGCTTCTTAAAAGCTGGTGTTGATATGCAAAGGACACAAAAGACATTAAGTGTATTGACGAAAGAATATAACGAGCATGAAAAAGTCTTGGCGTTTGTTGATCAAGCTGCTGATCGTTTTGGTATGGGTCAACAAAGAACCGCGCAAGGTGTATCTGACTTATTTGCTCGTTTGCGACCAATGGGCATTTCACTAAAAGAGATCCAAGACGTTTACTTAGGTGTTAACAATGCGGCGTTGAGATACAACTTATCGGCGGCTGATACTGAAGGTGTCATGTTGCAATTAAGTCAGGCGTTAGGTTCAGGAAAATTGCAAGGGGATGAATTTAGAAGCGTTATGGAAAGGCTACCGGCAGTTGGTCAGGCTATAGCTAAATCAATGGGGGTATCGATTAACGAATTAAAACAGTTAAGCAGTGACGGTGAATTAACAACAGATAAAATTGTTGCTTCTATGAAAGAGTTAGCGAATGCAGAGGCGCCACCACCTGACGCTTTTAAGTTATATAAGCAATCAATGGAAGATTTATCTACAACGATAGGAACGAAGCTTTTACCGGCATTCACTCCATTAGTTCAGGCAGTGACAAAGGTTCTTGAATGGTTTGATAAGTTACCGGGCCCAGCTCAAACAGTGATTGCAACTATCGCGACATTAGGGGCTGGTCTTGTCATCATTGCACCTGCTTTAGGTATGGTTAGTGTTGCCTTTTCTGGCTTGGCTGCTGTTGCAGGTGTGGCAGGTGTAGCGATTGCGGGATTGAGTCCATTGCTTGCACCGTTTTTAGTTGGTGGCGCCATTGTCGCCGGTGCTATTGCTTTAGGTAAGTTAGTAGGCACTTTGGCGGGTCATATTTGGTTAGCTAAAGATAAGGTTGTTGAGGCGTTAGGTTTTATCCTTGGCCCAATCAAGGTTTTATTTGAATGGGCAGGTAAGGCACTAAATGCATTAAGGGCATTATTTAGGGCAAGAGAACAAGGAAGTGAAAGTAGCAGTAATGGAAACGGGAACGGGAACGCTACAGCTTATGCAGAGGGTGGCTTTGCTAATAGCGGCGGTCAACTTGCATATGTAGGAGAAGCCGGAGGCGGTGAATATATCGTTCCCTCTCGAAAGGCCGGGGCTTTTGCGCGTAACTTCTTAGGAGGCATACGAGGCGAAGCAGCAATTCCACGTTTTGCAGAAGGTGGTTTTACTGGTAATGCAAACGTCTCAATCACAACTGGGCCCGTCACAAATATGAATGGAACAAATTATGTGACTACGCAGGATTTAACTAGAGCTGTTCAATCTGGTGTTAATCAGACAATGGAATTATTAACCGGTGATCTTAGTGTTCGCCGTCAAGTAGGGCTTGCATAAATGGCAAATACACAGAAGGATATTTTTACTACTCTTGAATATTACGCAGATAAAACGGCGGTGCTTGATGGGTCTAATAAAAGGATTCCTGATTTAGCGGCTCAAAACTTTTATCAAACATCTCAAACGATTTCTAGTATTGATTCAGATGTTGCTTCAACAATTAGCTATTCATATTTAGCATTTCAATCCGATGGTTTCAGCTCAGTAGAAGCTGATTCAATAGCAGATTTAAATATTACAATGGCAGCTACTGGGGCAATGGTTGATTTATCAGATACGGCGATAGGTGGTGATCGTTTAGTTCTTTGTTCTTTATATATTCAAAACATAGGAGAGGAGAATTTTCACAATAGCGCCGCGTTGATCTCTCGTTATATCGGGACAATTTCTTCAGTTTCTATGAACGACGAATCTATTAATTGGGTTGTCACACCGGCAATTACAAAAACAAAAGCACAAGTACCAGCTAGAAGAATTTCTTCTGATCTTGTTGGTCGTTTCGAGGGGGTTTAACTATGCCATCAATTACCGGAGATTATCAAGGTGGCAGAGGTGTTGGCAGGTATCTAGGTAGGAAAGGG